CCATACCCATGCCCACCCTCCCACCAAGAGAGCCTGCCTTGTTAACCCGATTGCAGTCGGAGTAGCTGGCATAACTGGGGTAGGTGCTTCGGCTACCTGATCTTTTTGGTATTTTGGATCCCCAGTGGAATCGTATGTGTCATTCACCCAGTGACCACTGCTATGGCCCGGTAAGACTGTCCTCATATAGCAGCTTAAGTTAGAGGACCTTGGGTCCACAATTACATGAGTGGCCCATCAATACTCACTGACTAAGAATTCTACCTCAACTCCCACACTTACTAGAACGGCACCTGAAATTCTACCCAGGCATCCACGAACAACCGCCCAAAGGGAATGTTGATTGCCAGGTCATTTGACCCAGCAGCGCACATAGTTCCATGGGAGAGGAACTCAAGAGGCCTAGCGCCACCATACGTGTAACGCCACCTCCTGTCCTCAGCATCAATGGGTGTCCAGGATAGATTACCCGGCTGCTTCACATCAACCTCAAAGAATGGGGTGCGCCGGATGACTCCGGACGTGCTCAATGGCGCTGCAACACGAACATCACGGTCTATTGCAATAGCAAAGACCCCGTTCACGGTGCTCCCAACCTGAGGCACAAAGTCAACATCCAGCCTATGAATTCTAAACTCTCGAAACAAGCCGGCCATTGCAGTCAGCTGGGTCATGAATGTGGAGAGCTGCGTGACCGAAGTGTCAATGCCAAGCTGCCAATTGAACCCAAACACATTGGCAGCAGTATTCTGGCAAAGTTGCTCAGCACGGAAACAAATAAGGACTTTGTCAGTGTAGACGCTCTTGTAAATCTTGCTCTTCTGTTGGACTGCGATCTTTCGCGATCCGGTGGAGGAGCGCTGTCCGGTTCTACCGGAGGATGTGGAAAATGAGTAGTCCTCGATAGCAGCTTTAGCGCTAGCGCCTCCGGTGACTCTGTTAGCTTTGCGGGCATTCTTACCAACCATGATTTTCCGCTCGAATGCTGATTGAGCGTTTCCGCGGTCAGCTCTGGTATCTGGAAGATTGCGACGGATATCACGAACTAAAGTCGAAAGGGCGGACGCTGCTTCAACGGCACTACCGATGTTATTGGCGGTGTTAATGAGCGCGTTACCAACTGCGTATGGAGTTCTACGGGAGTGTGGCACAATAGACATATGCCGTACAAGTTTATTGAGGGACGTCAGAAAGAACTTCAATCAGTACTTGAAGTTGGCGAAAAGGGGCACCAGCGTGCCTAGGTAAACTGATAGGTCTGGTAGTGTATAATTCTCGTTAATTTTGTTCGCAAGGGCACCGAGGAGGTCGAAACTGGCGAAGTAGGACTCCAGTTCAACCTGATGCGCGGGGGTAATGCCAAAAGCCTTACCAAAACTCACCCGCGCTCGCTCAGTGACGGAGCCATGGGCTCTCTCGCCGCTGAGATGGCGCATCCAGCTACGCTTCATCGCCATTTCCCTCTTGGCGGCCCGAGTAAGGCCGCCGGTGCCACGCAGCATCCTGTAGTACGCTCCGAGGACTGGGCAGTCGCCGTATAGGCAGACGCCCCCCTCACCAGTCGCGGCCAAGACTTCCCTGTGGGTTATCCCTCCGCGCTCAATCCAAACATGGTCCTGAGTCATGGCTTTGATGGGGTTTCGGACAAGCATCCACCCCTCAGTGAGCCACACCGGATGGCATTGGCAGAACTCAATGTCCTCAAATGAATACACTGTGTCCTCAACTTTCATCCTGAAACCACGTTCAGCGTACCACTCGACGAGACCATCGAGAAATCGGTCCTCGTCTTCCTTCTCCATGAATGCCACGCAGTCGTCACCGTCTATCACGCACCTCATGCTCACCCCAACTTGCCGAGCCCACTCAGTGAGCATCGCTGCGCTAAGGACACAGTTGCCCAAGGCAGTGTTCATATCGCCGGACATGCGGCCTCCCTTGGAGGTCCACCGCACAATACCGTCATCTAATCGGCAGGTAACAGCGTTCAAAAGCTGTCCGACCAAAAGTCTCTGCAACTTTGGGTCGTTTTGGAAAGCGCGCAGATAAAAGCTATGCTCATACCGCAGCGCTGCCTGGCTCACATGTTGATCAAATTTTGATGCGTCCAGGCCAATGGCAATCGGATTCGTGAAATGCTCCCAATGGAGTGACATGACTCTTGCTCTACTACCCAAATTGTACCCCTTCATAATACATTCGTAACCCTCCTCCTCGGCGATTGCTTTGTATAGCTTCTTTTCCAGTGGCTCCAGATAGCACCCTGTCTCGAGCAGGTACTCTGGAGTGCGAGGTGAAATAAGTCTAGCTGCTGCATCTGCAACATACTTCTCAGGTTTAAGAAAACCTGTTACACTCGCATCCACGCAGTTGTCTCCCTTACTAAGGATATTATTCTTAGCCGTGACATACCGCTGCCTTTTCAGTCCCACATACTTCTCACAAAACTCTTCGTGATTGAGGGGGGAGGTAAAGGATAGCCGGCCCGTCACCCGGTTGCGCCAATGCACCATGCCGGGGGTCGCAAATCTGCCCGCAGGCCGCAATGTAGGTGTGAGCTCACCGCCCCTAAGGGAGAAGAGAACACGCTCACGCAGCGTGCGGTGGAGGTTGCCCACAGTGCTTCGATGACTAAACACTGCGCCTCGAGTGGGCAACCCTCCCACATTGTGGGAGGATCGCTTTGGGGGTAGGGTTGATGAGCTGGTTCTCAGCTTCGTGGTTGCGCCGGGGCATGGCACGAAAGGCACTGTGACAGCCCCAACCGAAACTGAGCACCCCTACCTCCTCCGAATGGCTGACTTGGGAACTCGCAGGAGCCACTCAAGCCAGCTTCGACGGTGGGTCGCCTCCACCACCGCCACCGTCACCCCATCCAGCTGGGTGCCGGCTTGCAGCAGGCCGACAATCGTGTCGGCGAGCGCTGCAATCTGATGCGTCCGATAGTGCTTGGCACGCATCATCTTCTGCAGAATGTGGCGCATGACGCAAGCGTCAGCGTGTGTCTTCCCCACAATCTTGACCTCCATGCGAAGTCTGTCGACCCAGTAGCGCAGCAAGCTGCGCTGCCTGTGTCCCAGAGTCTCGCGCTGAAAGGGGTCAAACCAATCGGCAGCCAGGTGCTCAGAAGCTAGCAGCCTGGCATCCTCCTCGGACAGGTCATCCATCACAACCTGATCTACATCGCAGATGCAATCACCCTGGTAAGCGCCGACTCCATCGGCCGCCCCCACTAGGTGATCCACCTTCAGTCTGCCCGCCTCAATCAGCTGCTGCCTCAAGTGCATATAAACTCCCAAGGCAGACAAAGCCCCGGAAGACACT